AGAAGATCTACAAAGAACACACCACAAGAGCGTGCCGATAAGCTCGAATTATCACGATCAACAATTACAAACTGGGAGGTTGGAAGAAGAGTACCGGATATGGACATGACAATCATCCTTGCTAAATTCTTCAATGTTACGATTGATTATCTTCTCGACACAGCACCTGAAAAGAATATGTTTGAACTTCTATCAAGAGCAACTGATTTTTTTAATTCTCAAAGTATATCCGAAATTGACAAAGATAAAATATACCAGGACTTGATGCGGATGTACTTGAAGTCTAAGGAGCATGATTATGGGGAAATTAGTGCGGTTTCAAACAAAGGTGATACATCGCAATGAACCTACTATGATACAAAGAACATCTTATTCTGATTCGCTGCTTGGTTGTTTCTTCAGAAGCAAACAAGGACTTTTAATATTTGTTAATGAAAATATATCCAAGCAGGATCAGAATAAGGTAATTGAAATTATTAAAGAAAAGACTGATGAATGCAAGACTGCTGATTTAGGCATTGTAAAAGCAGGCTTTAAATATCGTTGCGGCGGATCATGCTGCAAGTATAAAGGGGATGGAAGTATTGAATGTTGCAGCTTATGTCCGATATTCAAGCGAGAATCAAAGACAGGAATCAATCGATGCGCAGCTCCGAGCGATTAAAGACTATTGTGATAAGAATAGTTATAACATAGTTAGGATATACCAGGATGAAGCGCTTAGTGCTACGACAGACCAGCGTGATCAATTCCTACAGTTGATAGATGATTCAAAGCTTGGAACGTTTAAATACATTGTTGTGCATAAATTGGACAGGTTCGCTCGTAATCGCTACGACAGCGCATTTTATAAGCGTGAGTTAAGGATGAATGATGTTTCGCTTTTATCCGTAATGGAACAGCTGGATGACAGTCCTGAATCTGTCATACTCGAATCAGTCCTTGAAGGTATGGCGGAGTATTTTTCAAAGAACTTATCAAGGGAAGTAAAAAAAGGCCTGAATGAGAATGCACTGCAGGCCAGGCATAATGGAGGAAGGCCACCACTCGGATATGATGTTAATAAGGATCTGTCATATAAGATAAATGATACTGAAGCTGAATCTGTAAGGATCATTTTTGAAATGTACGCCAATGATTATGGTTATGGTATGATATGCGATCATTTGAATTTAAAAGGATATAAAACAAAGATTGGTAAGACATTCGGTAAAAACAGCATATATGAGATCCTGCGCAATGAAAAGTACATCGGAAGGTATACCTATAATAAGCGGCAGTCAAAGAAAAATGGTAACCACAAATTCAAAAGTGATGATCAAATAACCAGGATTGATGATGCTATGCCACGCATTATATCCGATGAACTTTGGAACAATGTTCAGTTCAAGCTGAATTCAAACATAAAGCCAAGAATGAATGCGCAGCGTGTATATCTTCTAACCGGTAAGCTTGAATGCGGTAAGTGTGGATGCGCTTATGTTGGATCGTCATATTTCCGTTCAAGACAAGGTAAGAAATATTATAATTATCAGTGTGTTTCAAAATCAATGCATTCAGGATGCGATAATAAGCCGCTAAGAGCTGATTATATAGAACAGTATGTAATGGATCGTATCCAGGATAATATATTGAGTGACAGCGCCATTGACCGCCTATCAAGGATGATTTACGACATGATCATGGAAGCAACATCAATCAATAGGGATCTTGTGAATGATCTTAAACGCAAACGTGATGGACTCAAAATACAGGTTGATAAACTATTTGATTTATACCTTGAAGGCATGATCGACAAGTCCATGATTGGCGAGAAAACAAACAGGATAAAAGCAGAGATTGAATCATATGAAAAAAGAATAAGCGAGCTTGGCGATACATCCGGTGATGTGATCGAGCTTGAAAAAATTAAGTTATATATGTATGATCTGCGTACTAAACTTGATGAAGCAGATGACAATGTAAAGAAGGCCATGATTGATGTCTTGGTTGATAGGATCATCATCAACGCTGATGACATTGAAGTGATTTTCAAAGTGGATCCATTTAACCATAGTAAAAGTAAAAGTGCCGCTTCAGTTAAATCTGAAGCGACACAAGATAAGGTTGGTGGAGATAAAGCGTACCTAACTATACCTTTTGTCTTTTCAAGGTTGGATATGTACGACTATTTCAAGATGTATCAAGCATAATAAAAAGCCACTTTATTTAGTGGCTTTATCTTTTTAATAATGCGATTTCTTTATCGTGCTTGTTTAGCATATCTTCATGCTTTTCGAGTATGCAGTCATGGTCTTTTGATGTTTCTACTATCTGTTTCATTGTTTCTCGTAATTGAGTAATTGATTCAGACAATGCCCATGCGCCTTTACCAAAGTATCCGATAACTACTATTAACGCAGCAATTGAACTAATAAGCATTCCGGTGAATGTAGCTTGATCCATAATCTTATACCTTTTTAATATCTTTTATAAATACCCATGACGTGATTTCTTTAAGCAAAGCACGATCATCTTTTAATTGAGCAACAGTATGTTTTCTCAATTTTACCCATGTAGGAATCTTCTGTCCGGTTGCATACCTAACGCCGAATAGATTGACTACATCGCCGACTTTGATTGCTGCGCTTGGTATTGTAGGTTTAGGATCAATAGGCTTTGGTGCTTCAGGTTGATTGCTTAGATAATCTTTATAGCAGATATTCATATCAACGTTTCCTGCAATTCCGTCAACGGATCCATCAGATGCATACTGCCACATTGTATATGCGCCTTTATATGTTGGTCTTGCTGCTTTGTAATGAGCTACCCACACATCAAATTCTTTGAGTTGACTCATATCAAGCTGATTATTAAGCCATGATGTTGAAGCGTATATACCAGCTACATATCCTGCCTTTTTAATTGTTTCAAGGAACGCAAGTGCTGTTTCAGTTAATTTAACTTTACCAATCGTTCTTTGGTTGACTGTTGCAAGTCCTTCTTCATTCACATCATGCGAATCTTCAGTGTCAAACCATACAGGAAGCTGAATGTTTTTTCCTTTGATGATCTCTAATGTTTTCATTGCTTCAATGATCGCTTCTTCAGGCGAGTATGCGCATGAATAATAATATACACCAATTGGAATGCCTACTGCTGTAAATCCTGCGTAATGCTTTTCAAACATTTCATCTTTGCGTTTTGACTTTGATGATCCATATCCGGTAAATCCTGCACGAAGGATTACACCTTGTACACCATCAGCTTTAACTTTTGCATAATCAACATTCTTTTGATGAGTTGAAATATCAATGTATTTTAATTCCATTAATCAGTCACCTCTGCTTTGAAGAATGATTTATTCATTAACTTTTTAAACTCATTATCAAGCTCACTTAATACTTTGATGTTTTCAAATCCAAGTATGCTGCAGGCATTTACAAGTAATCCATTCACAAAATAAACAGTTGATAGTGTTAATAAAAAATAAGCAATTGGAGTGTATAGGATTCCAAACAAGTCAATGTCTTTAAAGATGATATACGTTCCAATTATGAACAACAAAGCAATCTCACGTTTAATTAAATTCATTAATCCCTTCCAAAATAATTTAGGATCAAATCCATTTCCGATTGACTTGATCACTCCGAGTAGATAGTTAGCGATTACTGAACCTAAGATAATTAATAATAATAATTTTTCCATATGATCACTCCTTTAGCTATTGCTTTCTTTCCAAATAGAACCATTCCATCCTTTAACTACTTTTTGAACCCATGCACTACCATTCCATACTTTAACCGGTTTAGGTATATTTGCACTTCCATCCCATACCTTCATTTGACCGCCTGATTCATAGAAAACTCTGAACGGTATATATTTATCAGTGATTGATCCGGTAGGTGTAAATATTGCCGGTGGTGTGTCTTGACTTACATCGTTATATTCAATGATTTCGCCTGCATATGGTTGTCTATAAAATATAGCTGTTCTTCTGTTAGCATCGTTTGAATCTCGACTTATACCAATCCATAGTTCAGTTCCTGCTGGTATATATGTTCTTGTAAAATCAAATACAGCGACACCATAATTCCCATCTAATATTGAAGAACCCCACGTTGTTTTAGCAACAGATTGTGCAATTATTGCGCCTGTTAATCTATTTCGAATCACGCCATATACGATTGGATTATCTGTACTTGCATATCGGTTTACACCAAAATATAATTTTGTTACATATCCGCCTTCAGGCATAACAGCACGCCGATATACATTCGCATAATTAGGAACACCACCCCATACATATCCCAATGTTTTTCCTGGAAATTCCTCTGACAAATATAAACCAAATGTTTTTTCAGCCATATCATCACCGCCTAATTCGTATCAATCCAAACATCGCCAACTGCTGGTGATGCTGGAGCTGATGTTCCGACTGTGATCTTCTTGCCGCCTACCTTTAATGAATCTGCAGCTTGTGCTGTTGATCCAAGCTTGCCATCTATTTGCGATTGAATACCGGATGTGACTCCTGCCAGGAATCCTATTTCTGATGCGGTTACAGCACTTGCTGCGACTTTACCATCTGCATCAGATACAAGCGCTTTATTGGTTGCAAGGTTACTTGATACAATCGTACTTGCGCCACCTGTGATGGTTGCCTGCTTTGCGTTTAATTGTGTTTGAATGTTGCTTGATGCACCAATCAAATATGATAGCTCTGTTGTATTAACAGATGCTGATGCTGCGATTTTTCCATTTGCATCCGTAATGACCACACGTGCAGCAGTCAGGTTACTTGCTACAACTGTGCTTGCAGCGCCTGTGATTGTCGATTGCTTTGCATTTAGTTGCGCTCCAATGTTTGATGTTACATCGGATAGATATCCAATCTTTGTGGTTGTTATTTCGCTTACACTGAGCGCACCTGATGAATCTGATACAAGCACTCTGTTTGGTGTTTGATATGGAAGGTTTGTGATTGTCGATGCGACATATCCACATACATCAGTATCAGTTCTCGTATCGGTGATCATTCCGGATGTGATCGATGTAATGGCTGCGTTGACCTGGATCAATGCAAGTGATAATTCATACATTTCCGCATCACGTGTAACTGCTGGAGCTACCGGACTTGATGCAGCTGTGCCTGCCTTCCTTACAATCGACATGGTGCGGTTTGCAAAATGCAATCTGACAACGTATCGATCAATGCGATTAAGCACCGCATCTGCTGTGATAGCTTCTGTATAATCTGAATCATTGACAATAAAGAATCCGTTGATCCAGGCTTTACCGGCTTTTACTTTGAGATTCATTCCGGTATCGGCTTGGATTTGCAAGGATGTTAATGGTTCAGGGAATACGCCATTTCCGATAAATGCTGCAAAATATTCAGCAAATTCAGAAGCTGAGTATACACGATCGCCACCGACTGAATTAAAGAATCCACTTCTAACTGACATATATGTCACTCCTTCCTAATTAAATTTTAAACACTTCTTACTATTGAAATTATATCGCTAATTAATGGAAGCGTACTACCGAATATAGGGACAATGGTTACTCCATTTGCATCGTATACTTCAGTGATTTCTGTGATCCTTACGTTGATGCGTATTCCCCATTTACTATTTTCGATGGTTACGATATCGCCTAAGTCATAATCTGTCTTATAAATTAAATTTCCGTTTGATATAACATTGCCTTCAAACCATTCAGACACTGGTATCAATGATTCATAACCCTTTTGAGATAATAACGCATTGTATTCTTCAAGTGTCATTCCATCTTCCATGCGGATATCTTTTGCATCAACGAATACTTCGTATCGGTCAAGGCCTTCATCACCGCCTAATGTCACAAGCTTCCTTAATTCATCTTCACCTTCACCGCCTACCAGCACCACATTTGAATGCTGCTGATCGGTTGTCTGATACGTTGATGTTAACAGTGTTTCATAATCATTGCTGAATATCGCTCTTGGATTAACACTTTGTGCTGCGGATCGATCAAGTGCCTTGTATGTTTCAAATATAAATTTCTTGTTGATATCGTCAAATCTGATCCGATACGATATGCCGCTCGTCTTTGCTAATTCTTCAAGCTTCACAAGAAGGTTTTTATAAGTTACCTGGAATGATACTTCTTCTGTATATCCGTTTACATCGCCAAGTTCAAGCTTTGGTATTGATCTATTTGCAACGAACAGAAGATCATCACTGAATAATAAAGTATCACTGAATAATAGAAGTCCTGATATATCGATTGCGTTATTGTACACAAGCTCACGCATGGCTTCTTCAACTGTGGTATTTAACGTTGTGCGCTCCATGATGATGCGCCTTCCAAGAAGAGATGATCCGAAGCGACCGGATGCCTTTATATACTCGCCATCTTCACGTTGTTCAAGGATTAAACTTTCAATTATTCCAAACTCAACAGAATCAGATTTTTTAATAATGTACTGTTTCTTTATTAATTCAAGTGTGATATCTGTGGCCGGTGTATGAATCTCAAAGTCACCGGATGTAAAATATCTGCGATGCCATATCACATCAGATGCGGTATCGATTATACCGACCATTTCAAGATTTCTATCGTAGATATATAGTTCCATCTTTATACCCCACTGTATTTAGGAATATACTGGATATCCGCAAGAAGCGCTGATGATCCGCTTTGCGCTGAAACGTATAGAACGTTGTCACCTTCTGATAATTGAAGGAATGTTGATCCAAGTACTAATGCATTGAATAAGTTTGACACAACGCCATCTCTGATGCGCTGGATACGTTTCTTATTTGTTTCAGTGCTGATTGTGATCACATCACCTGATTCCATTGAAGTGGTTAACTCGATGAATTCAAGCGTATGTGTATTAATAATCTTTGGATTTACGACTGCACCGGTTGCTCTGTATGTAATTATCATACCGACTGGAATGTCGCCTGGATTAAGTACATTAATCGCCTGTGAAGGATTGATGATGCCCATTTCAATACCGCCTGATATAAGTTCGAGAGGGAATGAAAACTGCGCATTAATCGATGCTATATCAGCGATAATGTTTTCTAATGCTTCAAAGTATGGCTGCGGACAGATTAATGAAATTAATGCTTTAACAGGCCATACCATCGGCGGAACTTCTACCGCTTCAACATATCCTTGAATCTTTGCTTCGATTAGATTGGATGAATAAAGGAAGGTAACATTGCGCTTAATTTTAAAGATGTCATAAAGCGCCAGGCGGTTTGCTTCGATATCACCCATGAGCTGCAGTGTCATTACGATGTTACGATCTTGAACATATGTATTGACTACAGATGATCCATCGGATCCTGCAATCATAGTCCGGTTGATATTAGCCTTTGGTGGATTTAATCCAATAATATCAATGAGTGAATAATTATTTGTATTATCAATGACAAGGGATGTGCCTTTGTCATTCGTTACTTTAATGTAATTCATTTAGATCACCCCTTGACTAATGATAATGCCATGACCTGGCTTGCGTTTTTAGTTTGACGATAGACTTCATATGGACTGAGTGCTTTTTGTGAATAGATGTTCTGTACAAAATTAACACCTGAACCGGTTGCAACTCCACTACCTGAACCATTTGCATTTACTGATACATTTCCTAAGCTTGTAGGGATTGCGTTCTGAATGTCTTTATTTATGCCATCCATCTCATTTGCAAAGCCTACTCCAAGACCGGCTGCCATATTTTCGCCGATGCCTGCAAATACTCTCGATGGTGAATGAATACCGAGTAAGTCTTTTACTCCGTCAACGATTCCGGTGAAGAAGCCTTTAACTTTATCGGCGATCCAAGTACCCATATTTTTTATACCATTCCATACACCTTCAACGATGTTTTTACCGACATCCGCAAACCACTTACCAACATTCTTTAAAGTGTTTGGGATTGTTTCAGTAAAGAATTTGACAATGTTATCAACTGCCTTACCGATGAATTCGACAATATCACCGAATATTTTTTTAACTGCTTCTCTGAAATCTTCATTGGTTGTCCATAGTATCATAATGCCTGCAACGAGTGCAGCAATGGCGGTTATAATAATTCCTATTGGATTTGCATTCATAACAACGTTTAAAAGCGCTTGAGCTACTGTTGCACCTTCATTTGCCTTTTGGAACAGTTGTATTGTTTTGACTAAGCCTGAAATCATAGATATCACATTCCAAGTCAATAAGCCTGTTGCAATGCCGCCTATTACAGCTGCAATGCCTGGCCCATTATCGATGACGAATGTTATAAAGCTTTTAATGTTATCAACGATGCCTGGCATATTCTCTTTTAGATCATCTATAAGTTCATTGATAACAGGCATAAGTTCTGCAAGTGCTTCATTCAATAACCCTTGAGTGGATGCCTTTAAGGTTTCCATATTATCGTCAAACTCACCAAGTGCTGTAACACCTTCATCAGATACGACAGCTCCTACTGTATGAGCTTCATCAGATAATCTTGCAAGTTCATCCGATCCTGCTTTTATTAGCGGATTAAGTTCAGTTGCGGATTTGCCAAGAAGTGTCATCGCAAGTGAATCACGTTCTGTTTCGTTGGTTACTCGACCGAGTGCATCAACTACTTCATACCACACATCTTTGTTATTTCTAAGCGTACCATCTGCATTTGTGATTGTAACACCAAGCGATTGATATGCTTGTGCTTGCTCATTTAATTTTCCGGTTAGCATTGCATCTCTGGCATCATCCATGCTTCGTGTCATCTTGTTCATGGATCCTGTCATTGTTTCAACGGATACATCAACAAAGCGTGATGCATATTCTAATTCCTGGAGCTGCTGAACGGATATTCCTGTTTGATTTGACATGGTGATCAAGTCATCTGCAAATTTTCCGGCATCGGTTGCAAGTTTAAAGATTGCGCCTGCGGTTGCTAAAGCTGCGGCGGTAACTGCTGCAAGAGCTTTTTTAGCAAAGTCATTCATAGAAGTGGATAGCTCATCTGTTTTCTTCTTAAGCTCTTCCTGTGCCTTCTTTGTTTCTTTCGATTCATAACCAAAGTTTTCTAATGAATACTTAGTCTGATCAAGCTCAAGCTTATTTTTATTAAGTGCTGCTGTTTCATTATTGATTTTAATTTCAAGGTCTTGAGCTGCTTTTGAACTCTCGCCTTGTTCAGCTGATACAAGTTTATATTGATCTTTTAAAGCAGATACCTTTTGTTCTTGTACATCAACGATGGTATTTAATGAATTAATCTTTGCGGTTAATCCATCAGCACTCTTTGACCAATCGCCAAGAGATGCAGCTGTCGCCTTGAATTCGGTTTCAGAAATACGAATAAGCCGGTTTGCTTCTGACAATCCTGCTTTTAAGTCTGTTACATCTAACTGCCATTTTCCACCAATTACATCATCTGCCATGTTGATCACCTGCCTTTAATTAACACCAATCAGCTTCATCTGCATATACTTTTTTTCTTATCTTTTGTGACTTAACAGGAGCTTTTTTTCTTCCTTTTTTAGTCAGTTTATTTATGAGTATTATTACTTCATCCGCATCCGTTTCACGAATAATGAACGGACTTAAAGATGGGAAGGCACTGCATAGGCTTACGACTATATCGAACAAAATTTCAGATAACGGTGAAGCCGATTGTTCGACCTCACCGTTTATTCCTTTTTTCCTTCAGCACCTTCAATTTTTTTGACCATGTTGACGATTTGGAAGAAGCATAATTTTATATCATTGACATCTGCCAATCGGATCTGTTCATCAGTAAGTTTTGGAAATACCATTTGAACTAATTTTCGCATCGAAATAATCTTGTCTTTGTCAGATTTTCCGCTTAGTTGTTCTTGTAGATCGATACAATCTTCAACAACTCCCCAACGCAGCCTCTTAGTTTCAAACTCTGCAATGACTTCATCGTCATCACCATAGATCTTTAAATTGATTGTTGAATTCATTTAATTCACCTCTTTATGGTGTCACTGGTGTGATATTTTCAGGTGTAACAACGTTTACGAACCAGCTTGTGACATTCGCTAATCCATCACGTTCATCAACTACGATCTGTTTACCTGGCGCTTTTGATTCATCCGGCATATCAAATTTAAACTTAGTTTGAATACCTGTGAAAATCAATTGAGCGTTATTTGTATCGGTTGAATTATCTCTTGACTTAGCACTTTCTTCATCTTGTCTGAATGTGCCTTTTAAACGCCATACATAGCGGTATGTTCCGTCAGTGAAGCGTAGTCGATATCCAATTGCAAAATACTTAGTTACAACATCACCTGAGTCAAACAATGCACCGGTTGCCGCATCAACTACCTTACCAAGCAATTCACCAAACTGTGCGATCGGAAGGACAGGAACTGTCAATGTTACTTCATCAGCGCCTTCATTATTGATAACCATATATACTTGATTGTCATAATGTCTTGGTGCAGATGCACGTTCTGTCGATACACCAATTTCACCTGCTGGAGCAAGGATCTTCGGTGTTCCTGCAGTGTAACCTGTGGCATCGTCTTTGGTGACTTCTGCGTAATACAATGAATCAAAGCCTTGATATTCTTCGTATTTTAAAGTCATATTATATATTCCTTTCTGTGTAGTTATAATCTATTTGCCATGCGTAATGCTCGGCATTAAACGCTACATCTCTACCTTTTCCATTTCGTATAAATCCGGCCATCTTTAGCCTTACGTTTATTTGATCAGGTACAGTATTGATTAAGCTCATCTTCTTTGAATAAAATACAATCTGAATAAGATGATTTGTAAGCATAGGATTGCTGCCATAAAATGATTTATCAGGACTATCCACAATCAAGTATGTAATGAATGATTCAGGAAGCGGCTCATCATCTGCGTATGATCCTTGAAGCCTGACATCGTAAGGAAGCGCTGGCAGTTCAGGTGATAGTGCAGTTTTTAATTGACTTATAAGTAAATCTCTTATGTTCATTTTTCAAGCTCCCCTAAAATATCATTTAATACTTTCTTTTGGATCTTCCTGGCTTTTGGTGTGTTCTTAGTAATCGCAGGCCTTATGAATGGATCAGCCTTTTGCGTTGGTGTTCCATACTCGATAAACAGTGCAGGAAGTCCGCCTTTTTTCATGTCGAATCCGACATTAAGTGTTGCGATGTTTCCTTCCCATTTAACTTCAAGCGGCTTCATCGACTTTTCAGTCACACCTGTTAATCTATGCTTTTCAATACCAGCTTTCAAATCTTCATTAAATGGCTTTGCCGATTCAATTAGCGCCTGTTCAGCAGCTGCATTGATGTCGCCACCAGCCTTTTTAATTCTCTCAAGTAAGTTATCAAACCCTTTTAAATCAAGCTTCATTGAGTTAGCCATTATGCACCGCCTGTGACTTTTCTCACCTTAAACATTAATGTCTGATTGCGCATCTCTACGTTTTCAGGTTCGCCTATGATTTCCCAAAGGCTGCCATCTTGTAGTAGTTCAATGCGGTCAGATGCTTTTATATCCGGCCTGTACCATGTAACAAGTGATGCTGTGTTATCAATAGAGATTAATCCATTGACAACTGATTCTGTACCTCCGTAGGTTTTGAAGCTGCAGAAGATTACAGGATCGGTTGCATCGATGTACGTGTATTCAGGCGCACCGGATACGATAGTTTTAATTCTTTTTTTAAGCTTGATTGGAGTTGTTAAGTTACCTATCTGTTTAGGTTTAGGCATTATACCACCACCTCAATAACAACTGGATCAGGCTTTGCAGCCAATTGGATTAAACGCTGTTTGAAATACTGGCTGAACTCTACAGTTCTAAAACTGTTAGTTCCATCAGATACGTTCCATATATCTGCAACGCCTCGTATAATAACACCAACGGAAGCATCGCTATCGATGGTTGTTTGCTTAACTCCGGCTGATAGCATAAATGCTTTTACGTCATTCACATATAATGCGATTGTTCCGTCTTGATAGTTTCCGGTGATACCTAAGCCTTGTTTAACCTTCGTCAATAGTTCTGCTTCCGTCATGTGTTAACACTCCTTTAATTAATTACTAAGCTGCTACTTTTTCAACAAGTACAAATCCGTTAGCCGCAACAACGTTACCACCAACCATGACATCGCCACGAATTGCAAGCATACCTTTTTTGAAAGCAGCTTCGGTTGATACTTCGATTGAATAAGGACTAAACAATGCTAATTCATACGCTGATGGTACACCGTATAACATACATACTGTAGTTGCTACAGTTCCAGCTACGCTTAGTGCTGGTAATGCGCTGTTGATAACGTAACGGACAGATAATCCACCATCCTTGATCATACCAGTGTTTGGATTGGATGCATCAGGTGTGATTTCATATACTGACTTCTTGTCATCGCCACGAATATCACCAAATGCGATTAAGTCTAATTTATTAAGGAATAATACAGCGTTACCAACGATGTTTTCGTCACCGCCATAATTCATAGCAATCTTACGAAGAGTCAATTCACTGATAGCTGATACTTCAACTGCTGCTGCTGTTATAGCATCCGCAAGTGTGATACCTGTTAATTCAGCAGGAGTCGCAAGTGGATTGCCAAGTGGGATTAGTTTTGCAACTTTTTTACGAAGTGCAATTAAAGCCGCTTCACGTACTTTGTTCAAATATTGAACAGGAGTTAATCTTGTAACTTCTTTTGATACTTCAGTATAGATTGTCACCTTGACAGGTTTAATCGTTGCGTATGCGAATTCAGGATCATCTTCACCGTAATCTACACCTTCGCCTTTGATAGCGCCTTCGCCATATCCAACTACGTATGGCACTTGATATTCACCCATGCCTTGTGCATCGGTTACAGTTACCATATCAACGATTGAAGATACTTCGTTGAATGCGTTATTGATATTGCCTTGTACATTAGTAGGTTTTGCCAAGTCGCCTGAACCTACAGTGATTGCACGCATTTCAAGTGGATTGATTACTGCGGATCCTGATGCTTTAAATTCTGCTGCACGTTTTTCAACGTCTGATACTTCACCTTCATCACGTGCTGTAGAATCTTTATCTTCCTTCTTAGCACCGTATGTTCCGATGATTTGTTTCTTCTCTACTGCACGTTTTTCTGATGCATCGATTTCATCAATAGCTGAACGTAGTTCATCCATTTCAGATTGTAGCGCATCCATTTCAGCGTTCATTGAACGTAATTCTTTTACATCCTCAGAAGCTGCGGAACGCTTAGCCAAGTCGTCAATTTTATTTTGTTTGTCTGCAATTAATTTCAAAAGTTTATCTTTCATGTTGTTACCATCCTCTCTTTGAAATTATAAGGTTTTTAAGCTTTAATACTTCTTTTTCTTCTTTCGCTTTATCCAAAGCGGCACGAGCATTTTCCAATGCTTTTAAATCACTTTCCAGCGATCTCGCTTCTTCACGTGCATTTATATCAGTGCTTTGGTATGCTGGGTAATTAACCGCAGATACTTCCCACACTTTAGCGATCTTAGTAATTCTTCTTGTAGGCATATCGGAATCAAGGTTTTCCCATTCTTCATCCTTAACTCTGAACATGAATGACATGCCTGTGATGTCACCCCTTGATATGGATGAATGAAGCGCTCTTGCTTCACTGTTGTTTTCTGTATCAACATCCGCATCCATTTCGAGTCCACGATCAATGATGTTTAATATCATAGTGCTTGATCCGTTATTTCTGCGGCTTCTTGCAAGTGGAATCTTTTCTGTTTGGTGATTGATAAAGAATAATACATCAGTCAAATCAGCTTCATCAAATGCGCCACGATCGATAACTTCATAGAACCAGTTACCGATTGGTGTAGTTGAACCATAAACCGCAGCAAGTCCAGTGATCTTATTTCCTTCAGCTCTATACTCTGCTGAATAGCTTCTTGTTACCGGTACTTGAACATCTAATTTTTTATTCATTACTTTGTTACCTCATCTTTCTTGCCTGCGTTATTTAGCTGATATTGATTTGCGATGTCTACATTAACATAGTTAAGTGACATAAGCCGCACATCGCCGCCTTCATATGGCGGATATCCAAACAGTTCAAGCAGTTTATTATTCGTTAGCGCTCCACGATTACCGAGAATATCGCCAACTGCAACACGTCTTTCAATGCTCATAGACAACAGGTTATTTGCATAAAATACAATCTTATTTCCAAAACTTAGTTCACGTTGACTGAATAATGCTTTTGTGAATACCTGGTTAAGTGATATCACAAGCGGTTCAATGGTCTTTTCATAGAATGCTTGATGCTGCGAATCTGTGAAGTCACCAGTTAGGATTGGAATAGATACACCGTATTGTCTTAATATCTTTGAATCGATAAATGCAAGCGTTTCAGGATCAACCATCTTCGGATCAGGCTTTATCGGTACATACTCACTCTTTAGATCAGCTGGCATGATGCCGCTTTTATTTTCAGCAAGCAGCTTCTCAAATCGTTCAATCTCTGCCTTTTGTGAATCGCCATCAAGCATCGTATTCATCTTTAATAATCCATGAATCTGAAGCGATGAATTGACCGACTTTTCAATTGATTCTAAGAGCTTATGATTGATATCTACTATTTGAAGTAGTGCCTGTGTATCAGCTTGTCCACTCATATTGCCACCCATAAATGGATTGACTGAATATCGATAGCGCCAGTGGATCAAGTTGCTGTATTTAATCGTCAGTTTTTCTTGAGAATTAAAGTGCATCTCAACCCATAAATCAGCGTTTCCATCTTGTATGAATGTAACGTCTGTAGGATCGAGTGGATAAAGCGCTCTGTATATTCTTTTATTACCTTCTTTAGTTGAAACTTCATCATATACCGGAAGGATGAACACGTTGTAATTAAAGTAAAGCTGCCATGTTATCTTTTCTAAGAAGTCCTTAGTAGTCATAAACTCATTCGGGCCATATTCAAATAAATCATTCACTGAATCATACACTGGTATTTGCATATCGTTTTTATCAAAGCGTATATGTCTTGGTGTTAATTTACTGACCTCTTGTGCAATACATGCTATGGCTTGCTGTACTACATCTGATGCATATACATTGTTCCCAAATTGTGAATAAATAGGAATATTCCCATTCATAACAGCAAGTGATGACTTGCTTGGACTTTGTTTATTTAACATACTTTTAACTGTGTCAAACCATCCCATTTTATCACCTCAACATTTCCAGGAACTCTGTCCTGTACCGCTGCCACATTGCGTATAGTATAATCTTAGCTGCCGTACCGTCTATTCTTCTATTGCGTAGATCGTTAACTTTAACCGGCATAATCAAACCTAAGTTATCAATCTTAATTGCTGTATTCCCTAAACACCATCTATCGATTTCATTGTCGTTATAATTGACAAGTCCTGATTTCAAATCTGCTTCAAGTAGTTTCATTGGATTGGACATTGTCCATCGGTTCTGATCAACTCGCTCTGTATCGAATCCGTAGTTGTCCATCGATGTAAGCCAAGTCTTTGCGAACCGGTTATCATACCCACACTTATATAATCTTATCTTGTATGATTTATACAAATCAGCAAACCATTTCGCAACTTCTGATAAATCTACTTCGTTTCCTGGTGTGATTGTAACAAGTCCTTTTCTTGCCCATTCAAGATAATCTTTTTTATCATCAATAAAGCCTTCTTTGACTTTACTTTCAGGTATGAAATATCTTGTGTGAATGTACTTTGTAGGATCATTCTTTTTCATCAGTAGGATCTTAGCGCATGTCAAGTCTGTTGTTTCGGCTAAGTCCACCGCACCAAGTGCGATTGATCCGATAAAGTCATCAAGGTTGAATTTTGCGTTGTTGACATAATCTTGTTCCATCAACCACGCTTCAGCGTTGTTTTGTTTTATGTTAAAGTCTTTTGCAAGTGTGAACATGCGATCGCCTTTATCATACTTAGCTTTGTTAATCTCATCTTTTAAAAATTCAATCTTCTTTATAAGTCCAAGCGATGGATTTGATTTATACCATGATAATTCATCCTGCCATATCTCAGCTTCTGAATCCTGTGTATAAAGCCATGCAAGGATCGTATCATCTTCAATCTCACCAGCGTTCACACGCCTTGCGTATTGAAGCTCTTTATCAAGATAGCCATCGTTTATAAATCCTTCAGTTGTGATGTTTATAAACAGCGGTTCATCTTTGGTTGACTGCGACTGCTGGATCGGTTTAGCGATTGAGTTGTCCTTCATTTCGTGGGACTCATCCAGGATGCCAAACTCGATGTTATAACCTTCTTTTTTCTGTGTCTTTTCAGTAAGCTTGAACACCTTTGATTTATTCTTCTTGTTGGTGATGATCTTGCGGTTTTTGCTTGTGCGCTTATTCTTTGCATCGAACAGCTCACGCATGTTTGCAATTTCATCAAAGATAATACCAGCCTGTGCATCATCGTTGGATGAACACACAATATCTGATCCGCCATTGCCAAGCATTAATTCAGTGAATGCGAGCGCAGCGGCCAGTGTTGATTTACCATTCTTTCGGCTGATCAATAGGATGATCCGCTTGAATCGTCTTAGTCCGTTATGTGATTTCTTGAATGAATATATTACTTCAACGAATGCTTTTTCCCATAATTCAAGGATGAATGGCTTGCCATGAAATGGCGATTTAGTATGCTTACAAAACTTTTCAATGAATCGTATACGTTTATGAGCTTCCTTCGTATCATAGATATACTTAGGATCATTCATATCAGCAACTAATTTGCTAAGCACATTATATAACTCTTGTCCAACGATAATACTACCGAACTTTATCGCATCATAGTATTGTTCAAGATACGTCTTAGGTTTATGCGGCGATACTATATCCTGCACATGATCAAGATTCGTCATATTCTTCGTTTTTGAATTTGTCGAAGTCATCATCATCATCAACCGAATTCTTTGTCAGGATGCTGTTCAATGTCTTAATAACCAATGAATATGCCTGAAGGTTTTTAAGATACTGTTTACCGGCTTCCGTTGACTTTTGAAGGCTTGGATCTTTTGGATGTATCTTGATCATTCCGACTTGTCCGATTAGATCACGCAGCTTATCATTTTCACCGGCTAAAAATGCCGCATCCTGGATAAGCTTTTCAACAAGCTTCTGCTTGTCCGGTTCTACCTTAGTAAATATCTCTTTAAGCTTTTCAAGCTCTGTCATTTGCTTTTGTATTTCACTCATAAAATCACCGCCTTTATCGAATTAATTTGAATACCATTGTGTAATTCTTAAATTATAAATATTAACAATCAAGTCAGATCGTCTATCAATTTCTACTCGAACACCTACGAATTCAGTTGTAGTATCGGTTGAATTGACGGTAACATCTGTATTTGAAGTGATTGAAGCGTTATAAATCAGAACTTCGCTTGCATCTGCTTTAATTCCATAAATACGAGTAGATGTATTTGGTTGTCCACTTCTATTAACTTTTACAATCATTTGAACTATTTTAATAGGGTTAGTCCAAGTCATTTTCGCTGATACAGCACCTGAATTATTATTCCATTGCACACTTGTTGTATTAGAACTATCAAACACTTGATAAGGGCTTCCAGATGTCGGTGTAACATCTACTGTCGCAACATATGGACTCGGTGCATTATTAGAAGTCATATAAACTAAGTTACCTGTATTTAATACCCACGATCCTTTATTTTGAACAGCTGATACTGCTGCCGCTGCCGCTATCATGATAATGCTCCAAATAGACTCCATTCGTCTGTACCGATCTTAACTAATGTTGCAACTTCATATTGATTTGCAACGGATAATTTAGATCCTACGCTTCTGATTGTTACTCCGCCTGCAGCTGCAAATGTACATGCACCGGTATTATATCTAAGAACCATGATCATTGTTCCCAATGGGAATGCTACTGTTGCATTAGTAGGAACTGTAACTGTTATTGCGCTTGCTGAATCACATCTTACAAGCTGTCCATCAAGAGTTAAATCAAGTGTAAACGATGCAGTCTTTGCTGTTGGTAGTTCTATTTTTCTTGGTGCTTTAGCATCAAGCTGAGTCTGAATGTTACTTGTTACACCAATCAGATAAGATAAATGCGTTGTATTTACTGCGCCTGTTGCCGCTAATTTACCATTGTCATCGACATAAACAATGCGAGCTGGTGTAAGATTCGAAGTAACAACTGTGCTTGCTGCGCCTGTAATTATAGCTTGTTTTGCATTTATCTGTGTTTGTATATTTGATGATACTCCTGATAAATGTACAAGCTCTGCTGAGGTTACTGAGCTTATTGCAACTTTTCCTGATGCATCTGAAATAAGCGCTCTATTTATTGTCAAATTACTTGATACGATTGAACTTGCACCGCCTGTAATAGTTGCTTGTTTTAACGCTAATGCAGCATCAATTTCAGCTTCTGTATAGTAGCGTGTGTCATGTGTATGCCCATCATTTACAACAGATAGTGGATTAGAAGGAGTACCTTCACCGCTTAATGAACTATTGTGTGTAACTGTACTTAAATAATTTCCGGATGGTGAAGCGACTTGAGTTAATCTTGTACCAGTTAGTTTTTCTACACTTACGATACTCCAATTAGAACCAGTTGCTTGAATAATAATCTTTCCAACAAAACAGAACTCACTAACTAATGCTGAACTGTCCCCATGTGTCAAACTTGTTGGTGTTAAAGCTTGTATTGCTGCTAATGTCGTAGATACTTGTTGTGGTTGAACGAACATGTATCGATATTTTTGACTATTTGTATCAGAAGTGGTAGGAATAGCGACTATAAATATAGCGCCATATTCATTATTTGTGAATAAAGTTTGTTGCCAATTACCAGCGTTGTTTTGATTCCAATAAGGAACAGAACCGTTGTTTGCAATTATATCTGCTTGGTCTACATTAAATGAACGAATAGCAGCACCGGATAAATATCGATGAGTATATAGTTTTGAAGTTAATGCAGCAAGTGAGCTTTGTAAATCTTCATCATATAAGACTGTAGAACTTATATTTGGTCTACGATTTGCTACGGTTGTGCTATTTAAAACATAAGCAGATAAATCACCACCACTTGATAGATATGTCCCTACGGTATTATGAAACTCTAAATGAGATTGCCAATTCATAAATCCATGCGGCTCACGAACGCCTATTTTATGTGTATCAAACTGAATATACGCAATATGTAACGAATCATATGTCCAAGCTGTTGTTGTAAAATGGAATGATCCATCATAGTACAAGAAATAATTACCATTTACATTAGCGTGGGCATCGCTTTCCCAACCACTAACTAATTCAGTTATCTTATTACCTTTGTAATATGCTTCAAAAGTACCAGTCAATGTAATTTTGCGAGTTGTTGAGTCATATGATACATCAATGGCTGAATTGTTTGTAAATCCAGTCGGTTCTTTCGTTAGATTTAAATTATTGTTAAATTTGACTAAATCAGATCCGACTTCTTGCAAAGCACCTTCAACATTGTTACTTGTATAGTAATTTCCTGAATCAGTAATTGCTACAGCTCCTGCTATAGAAGCACCACCGCCACCACCACCAATAGATGATATAACACCATTTGTATCGACCAGTATTGTGATCCCATCAGGCTTTACTCCGCCAAGCGTGGTCGTTGTAGCTGGTTGAATCTCTATACCTTCGATTGCATTATCGACATATGATTTAAGTGCATAATTAGCAGGATCAAAACTACCATCTGAAGGTAGGTTTTGAGTCTTTGTATCGATCGCATCGATGCCATTATCGAAGATGGCCATTGTGCCAGCTGATACAGGTGTTGCAGGATTGTTATTCTGAACATTAGCCTTGATGTATATTTTAGCCATAAATTAAATCCTTTCTTTAGTTTTTTAAACCTTTAATTCGGTTTCACAACTTTTCCGGAAACTTTTCCGGATATCTCATTTTTTTCATTTGCGTGCTACCGTTG